TGCGGGTGACACCTTCACCATCGCAATTGGTGATATCGATATTACACTATCCTAAGTAGAAAGGAAGTTAACTAAGTGAGCCATCAGACTTGGCAGGAAACTCTAGTAATGGCACAGTCCAATGGTACTGCGCTAAACACGAGCACGACTGCTACATCTATTCTTCCTGCTCAAGCTAAATTCACACTTCCTGCTAATTACCTAGATTATGTAGGTAAAGGACTTAGAATTAGAGCTGCGGGACAAATGTCAAACATCGTAACTACACCGGGGACTTTGAATTTAGCAGTCAAGTTTGGTGCTACTACAATTGCTCAAAGTCCTTCTTGGCAGTTAGTGACAACAGCCAAAACTAATGTGACTTGGATTTTGGATATCGCATTACATGTTAGAGCTGTCGGAGCTACTGCGAACATTTTAACTATTGGCAATATCACTGGTGAGTCATTCCAAAACGGAGCAGGTAATACAAACGATACAGGGACACAGCAATGGCCTTTGTCTGCACCGGCCGTTGGTTCGAACTTTGATTCAACAGTTGCACAACAGGTAGATTTGTTCGCACAATTCAGTATTTCAAATGCAAATAATTCTATTCAATTAATGACCTATGCTCTAGAAGTGCTGAACTAGCGGAGGTGAATTATGCCGGGTCCTACTTTACTTAGTCCAGGGCTAGGGCCTGGCGGAGTTAAGAATTTCCGAACTCGAATCTCTGCACAAAGCACAGAACTTATAAATACGTTTGAAGGCGGAACAGATGCAGCCACCATTACTACCGGTAATTCAGGTGGCTTATCTGGTGATTCTTTTGATACAGTGTCTATCGTATCTCTAGGAACTGCAACATATTCGACTACAAATAAATATAGAGGAAATGTCGGTGCTGTGCTGACTGTTGGCGCTACTTCTGGTCTGACCTACCTTGAATACATTAGTAAGCTACAAATGTCTTCAACAGGACAGCTTTATGGTCGTATCAGATTTAGAGTACCGACATTACCAGCCACTGATGTTCGTTTTGCTGTTGTAACAGATTCTGCCCAACAATTTGTTGGTGATTGGCGAATTAATAGTCTAGGCAAGATTGAAATGAGATCCGGAACCGGAACTTTACTGGCTACATCTACTACAGTAATTGCTGCAAATACTTGGGTAGATGTTGGTATTCGAATTTCTTCCTTTACTACTTCTAGCAATCTTGAAACTAAAATCTACACTAATCCGCTATCTAATGTCGAAGACGAGACAATGACGTCTAGCGCAGTAGATACGTTTAGAAGTGGAGGACAGAACAGAGCAAGAGTCGGCCTGATCACTAGCTCAGTTACTAACCTGACTATTCATATTGACGATGTGCAATGGTCTAAGTTACGGTATCCAATCGCTGCTGGAACTATATACTCGGAGCAAGTATTTGGTTCTGCTGCACTGAGCGTTGAATCAAGCTTGACTGTTGTTGGTAACAACACCACTTTTGCTAGTAGCACACTGAGTTCAGATGTCAGTCTTACAACTCAATCCAGAGTAGACACTACTGGTTCAGCGGCATTGACTATCCAAAGTAACATGGCAGTTACCGGCACTAGAGTTGTTAGTGGATCAGCCACACTATCTGTGCAGTCTAATATGGATTCAATTGCAACAGTTACGACTACCCCACCTAATGCAGTGCTAAGCGCACAAAGTAATATGACTGTTCAAGGAACTGTAGTAACCAAGTTACGCAATACCTTGGAAGGTGGAACGAATGGAGTAGCAGTTTCTACTGGAAATTCAGGCGGAGCCTCAGGTACTGCATTCACAATAGTCACTGTTGCTGGAACATCGACTGTCACGTATGACTCGACTCGTGTCAAGCATGGTGCAATGGGATTAAAGATAGTCACAGGCGGAACTTCCGAGAACGCATTTGTGGCACTTCCTTTATCGTCTGCCGGTACAAGTGGAGCTGCACAATGCTACATGTATTTGACAGCATACCCCACAGTACAAACACGAATCATGCAATTCACTACCGCAGCAAATGCGGGTAGGGATTCGGTAGCGATTACTAGTACAGGTAAACTTCGTTGGGATTCCTTTAACGGCACAGATGTCTCTACGTCTGCGTCTGTTCCGTTGAATACTTGGTTCCGAGTTTCAATGATAGGAGATGTTAGTTCTTCTGAAGTGCATCTATACACTGATGTTGAAAGTGCAATTCCTGCCGAGTCCTTGACTGGATTATCTCCACTTAGTGGAGACACTTTCTCGTATGTTCGTTTTGGATGGACATCTTCAAGCGCTGGATTTACTGCTTGGCTTGATACACTAGAGACGATTAATGCAGCAGTTGTTCCGACACCGTTTGCATCTGTAGTAAGTGGATCTGCGATATTATCTCAGCAGTCTAATGTGTCAGTAGTCGGATCGGTTACAACTTTGGGTACTGTATCCCTCAGCGCGCAATCATCGTTATCTAGCATTGGAACCAGAGTAGTTCTAGGCAATGCTGTACTCAGTGCACAGACCATTATGAATGTCGATGGGTTCTTATCTGGCATTATCACTGGTGCAGTGCAATTAAATTCACAATTAAATATGACTGTTACAGGTAATGCAACCGCACCTTGGGTTTTCGAATTCATTGAGCTAAGTAGCACTAGAATCACGACGTATCAAGAATCAAAATCGGTGGCTAGTATTCCTCCCGAATATACATCGACCATTATGAGCGGAGAGGGAGGGTAATGGATAGAGTACTGAGAAATACTGCTGCCACTATTACAGTTACTTTCTACAATGGATCGACCGCTGTAGAGGCAGATGGATTGGTCACAGTAATTGCGAAAAAGGCTGACGGGACAACCCTCTTTTCGACAAACGCAACGAATGAAGCAGCAGTTGGAGTTTATTCTGTAATCATTCCTGCACAAGCATCGTTGAACATCTTGACGCTAACCTGGTCTGGTACATTTAGCGGAACCGTTATCACAATCGAAACAGTTGTGGAAATCGTTGGAGGGTTTTACTTCACTATCGGTGAACTTAGAGGCTACGATTCGGCATTGAGTAATACGACTCGTTTTCCGAATCAAGCACTCATTGATGCTAGAGCTAATGTCGAAGCTGAGTTTGAGGATATTTGTTCTCGTGCATTTGTTCCTAGATTCTATCGGGAAACAGCGCTGGTACCAGATAGCGACAGCAATCTAATATGGACAGAGAAACCTGAAGTATTCAACATAACGTCTCTGACAGTTGACGGTGTAGATCAAATTGGCTGGGTTACTTCTAATTTCATTAAGAGAGATAAATATTCTCCTAGAGCATTGAGAGTAACTGACGCAGCAAGAGCTACACTGTACGCATTAGACGTAACTGCTGAGTACGAATACGGAATGACACAAGTGCCTTTGCCTATCAAGCAAAAAGCACTTAAGAGAGCTAAGCAACTCTTACTTGGACAAAGTTCATCGATTGATGAAAGAGCGACCACAATGCTTATCCCGGATGTAGGAACGGTTAATCTGGCAACACCCGGATTACGCGGTGCGGAAACAGGGGTGCCAGACATTGACGTTGTTCTAAACAGGTATAAAATAGATGGTGGGGCTGGTGTATTTTAATGGGCACGACAGCGTTTGCAGTAAAGGAAGCACTCATTGCACAAGCTAAGTTACGACCTGCTTTTGCAAATCTCGTAGCGCAGGATGCAATTTGGGACAGTGCCTATTCAGGTGCACAGCGACCTAAGCAATTACTTTGGTTCGGAGAAATTATCTGGTCATACGACAGAAATGTTGCTTTCGGTAAGATGCCGAATATGAGAGAAGAAGAGTACAATATTCGAGTCGGTATTGAAATCAATGATAATGATGCAACCCAAAAGGAAGCTAACGATAAGGCCGAAGCAATCATACAAGAACTCGAAGCAATGATGGGTGACTATCGATCGTTCGGAGTGGGCGGCATTGTAGTAATTGGTGTCGTCCCTATTGGATTAGGCGAAGGCCCAGGCGGTGCCGAAGGAGGCAGAGCCGCTTTCATGGCTTTGCAAATTAACGTGAAAGCGCGCAAATAAAAGGAGGAAACTAGATGTCAGGTAGTTTGACTCGGTTCGGTATCGGTAAGGAAACTACATACGGTACCGCCGTTGCAGTAACAAAGAGTTATGAAATCATGAGTGAGGATTTCACAGGCAAGTACGAACGTACTAATGCAGAGGCATTATCAGGTTCCTATGTGATGCGCTCAGATCGTTTTGGTGTTAACAGAAAGGGAGCAGAAGGATCTGTTACCTTTGAACCGTTCACACGAGACTTTGGTGATTGGTTAGCATTTATGATGGGGCAGGTAGCTACTACTGGACCGGTAGAAACAGCGGCCTACACACATACTGGAACAATTAACAATTTAACAGGTAAGAATCTTACGGTCCAGGTATTGCGTTCAGATGAATCAGGAACCTTGCGTCCGTGGACATATGAAGGTGGAAAGGTAACTAATTACGAATTCAGTAATACAGTTGACCAGACATTACGTTGCACAATCGGATTGGACTTTGAACTAGAGTCTAATCCAGACGCGCTTGCTGGTGTTTATGCGGGTACAGCACTTGCTGCACTTCCATCATCATCGACTGGTGCTAACATTTTCACTTGGCAAGAAGGTACGATTACAGTTGGCGGAACAGCATACGATATCGCGGAAGTAACAATCGGCGTAGACAATGCTTTGAACACTGATCGCTACTTCATTCGTCAAGGTGCTTCTAAGAGAGAACCTATTCAAGACGGAAAGAGAGAAGTTACCTGGTCATTCACAACTACCTATGCGGACAATACATTCTGGGAAAAGGTGTCTAGCGCAACTGCGGCTGGTTCCTATGCAGAATTGCGAGCTAAGTGGGTTGGATTAACAGCGATTCCAGGAACTTCAACTCCGATTTATCCGTCCATTGAAATTGTAATCCCTGTAGCGCGATTCGATGAAGGTGGACCGACTGTTCAAGGTGACGGAATGTTGGAACAATCATTCAGCGGTGTTGGTCTCTACAATGGAACTAACTCACCGATTTCGATTATCTACGTAGCACAAGACGCTACAGTTCTTAGCTAAGGAGTGAACTAATGGCACGTCGCACTAAGAGTTATGCACACATCGAAGGGTTGAAAGATTTCCTGAAAGATGTCGGAGTATTGCCATCACAAATGGCAAGAGCCGAGCAAGTGTTTATGACAATTGCGGCTGCTACAGTTATTGCTCAGGCTAAAAGCATTGCAATGGGGGAAGGGAGACAGCAAGTCGCTGCCTCCCAAACCCTGCAACAAATGGGGCAAGGAATCGTCCAATACGGAGGTACACCATGGGCAATGGGTGCTGAATTCGGTTCCATTGTGTATGGACAATTTCCTGAATGGCGCGGTAATAAATCCGATGCAGGCTATTTTTTCTGGCCTGCGGTTCGTGATTTCCGAGATGAGGACATGATTAATCTATGGGTGCGTGAAGTATGGGAAGTAGTCGAAGGACTATTCTCAACATAAGTAAAGGAGAAATAAGGTGGCAGAGGTAACAGGGCAAGAAGAATTGGATTTCTCTCCCGAATCACAATTGGACGAATCAGTTCAGGCTAAGCCAAAGACTAAGGTATCTATGAACATGGACGATCTTACATTCGGCGAATTGGAGACATTCGAAGATGTAACCGGTCTCGCAATGTCGGAAGCTGTAAAGACTGTAATTGTTATAGATCCTAAGACAGGTCGAGCATTGCCAGATCCGGAAGATCCTAAGGGTAGACCACTAAAGGAAACTCGAATGAGCGTAAAAGCTATGATGGGAATCGTTTACATTTCATTGCTACGTGAAGATCCAACAGTCAAATTCGAAGACGTTAAAAAGCTAAAGCTTTCTGATATCGAAATGGAAGTACTCGAAGGTGGCGACTCGGGAAAAGAAGACTAAAAAAGGAACGCGAATCTAGGTTCCGTAGAGCATTGGAACTTTCGCATTTCTATGGTTGGTCTTTAGACGAAATCAAGGCTACCTCTCTGTATGAATTAGATTTGGCTCACAAATACATGATTGAATACAACAAGAATCAGGGAGGGAGCCAGCAATTAAATGGGAAACGTAGCTAAAACGAGGGAGGTTGACTAGTGGCTAATAACGATACTCGAAGATTACGAGTTGTCGTAACAGGTGATTCGCAGGATGCACAGCAAGCACTTGAACAAGTAGGAAGTGCTGCGGATGAATCTCAAAGTAAACTAGTCACCTTTACTCGCACGCTTGTAGGAATGGCTGCTAAGGGAAC